GTTCATAACCTTGGCCTGCCGAAAGAAAAGATAGACAAGATCATAGCCAACACGCCCAAGGGCACCAAGATCTGGAAGAATAAGATCCTGGGACTGCGTGGAAAGGCGACAGGCTTGGTATTCAGCAATTTTGACCGCGTCCATCATGTCAAGAGTAAGGAATGGGCCAAACAGTTTGTGCAAAGCCCAGACGAGCCGAGGAAAAAGGAATTTTTCATGCATTTTTCGGCTGCTGTTGATACGTCTTACTCCCAGAAATCTCCGGATACAATAGCAATGTCATTCCTTGGAATCACGAATAAGGGACGCTGTATTGTTCTGGCAGAAAAAGTGTATAACAATGCCACACTGGAAGTACCGCTTGCCCCATCCGATACGGTTCAGAATCTGGTTGATTTTCTGGACCGAAACAAAAAAGAATGGGGCCTGTCAAGGAATGCTTTCCTGGATAATGCAG